TGCCAGCGACAATTAAAATCGGCACTGAATGACGCGCCGCGACAATCACATTCTCATCCTGATTGACGCGCAATCCTCATCCTGTTTGTCGCGCTACAGGCGCCTCCTGGCAGGGGCAATAGCCATTCTGGCAGGCGCGCTTGTCCTATCGTGGAAGGGCGGTGCCAGCAGCATCGGTTGGGGAGCACTCGCAATCGTAGGCGCCTGCATCGCCTGGGGCATCGACAACAACCTCACCCGCAAGCTCTCGGGATCGGATCCAGTGCAGATCGCCATGGTCAAGGGGCTGGTAGCGGGCGGCGTCAACCTTGTCCTCGGCCTCACTCATGGCGCTCACCTCCCCGACCTGACGACCATAGCCGAAGCAGGGCTAGTCGGTTTTCTGGGCTATGGGATCAGTCTGGTCCTTTTCGTGCTGGCCCTGCGCCATCTGGGCTCGGCACGCACCGGAGCCTATTTCTCCTCAGCGCCCTTCATTGGCGCGTTGATCGCCATCGTGCTGCTGGGCGACCCCGTAACCCTACGCCTTATCGCGGCTGCCGTGCTGATGGTCATCGGCCTGTACCTGCATCTGGCTGAAAAGCACGATCACAGCCATATCCATGAGCCGATGGAGCACGTCCATGCCCATGTGCATGACGAGCACCACCGCCATGAGCACAGCCCCGATGACCCATCTGGCGAACCCCACAGTCATGTTCATGCCCATATGCGCTTGGTCCATGCGCATCCGCACTATCCCGATCTGCATCACCGTCACGCGCATTCTTGAGGTCGCGCTTGATTGCCAGAACTGACATTCCATAGGCGGTCAGCCGTTCGGTAATTTCTTTTATCGCTCATCCCATCAGGGTTGTGCTTGGCGACAAATGCTGCGCTGTATTTGCTCGTTTCCAGATCCATCGAATGTCTGCTTACGGTCATTTAATCCTTCATTCCGGACAGTCCCTTTCGCAGCCCGAAAATGACTTTCCGGTCAGTCCTCAAATTCGGTCGCTCCTTTTCCGGCCAGCACTTGGCCAGCCAGCCAACCCGATACACCCCCCGCGTAAGCTGAGCGAACCCGCGCCATGGTCTGGTCATGGCGACCACTTCCGATCCTGAACACCTTACCGGCGATGTCCTGCGCCTTGGCGTGGTGGCGGCTGTTGATCCGGGCGGGGCGACCTGCATGGTGGAGAGCGGGGGTGTGGTTGCCGGGCCTTTGCCGTGGGTGGCGTGGCGGGCCGGGGGCTTGCGGGTCTGGGCGCCGCCTTCGGTGGGCGAGCAGTGCCTGGTGCTTTCGCCCGAGGGGGATCTGGGCAACGGGATCGTGTTGCCGGGGCTCTATTGTGATGCTTTTCCGGCGCCGTCTGATCAGCCTGATCTTGTCTGTTTTGCTTTCGCCGATGGGGCTTGGATCGGCTATGATCCGGTGCGCCATGCTTTGGCCGTTACGCTGCCAGCAGGGGGCACGGCCACGCTCGATGTGCCCGGCGGGCTGACCATCCATGGCGATGTCACCGTCAACGGCAGCCTGACCGCCAGCGGCGATGTCGTGGGGGCGGGGGTTTCCCTCAAGGGCCACCGGCATTCCGGCGTGCAGGGGGGCAGTGGCCAGACCGGGGGGCCGGTCTGATGGCGGGCATGGCACGCACCACCGGCGCATCGCTCGATGGCCTCGACCATATTCGCCAGTCGGTTGCCGACATTCTCTCGACGCCCATGGGCACGCGCGTTGGCCGCCGCGACTATGGCTCGCTGGTGCCCGAGCTGATCGACCAGCCCATGACGCCCGCCAATATCCTGCGCCTCTATGCAGCCACGGCTGTCGCGCTCACCCGCTGGGAGGATCGCCTGCGCCTGCGCCGTGTCGGCCTGGCTGTCGGGGAGCGGCCCGGTTCCGCGCAAGTCGTGCTCGATGCCCGGCGCACCGACACCGCCTCGGCCAATGCCCTCGTGCGCCTGTCCATCCCGCTCACCCCGTAACGCCAATTCCGCTTCTGGCCCCGTTCAAGGAACCCGTTCATGCCCCTCAAACATGGTATCACCCTGACCGAGATCAGCACCGGCGCCCGGACGCTGACCGCTGTTTCCACCGCGATCCTCGGCCTTGTCGCCACCGCGCCCGACGCCGATGCCGACACGTTCCCGCTCGACCGCCCGGTCCTCGTGACCGATATCGAGACCGCCATCGGCAAGGCCGGGCTTGCCGGCACGCTGGCCCGCTCGCTGCGCGCGATTGCCGACCAGACCCGCCCGGTCCTGGTCGTGGTGCGCGTGGCCGAAGGGGCTGATGACGCGGCCACCGCCAGCAACGTGATCGGCACGACCACGGCCGAGGGCACGAAGACCGGCATGCAGGCCCTGCTCGCCGCGCAGGCGCAGCTGGGCGTCAAGCCCAAGATCCTGGGCACGCCCGGCCTTGAGACGCAGGCTGTCACCGCCGCGCTCGCGGTGATCGCCAAGAAGCTGCGCGGGTTTGTCTATGCCCGCGCGCTGGGCGCGACGATCACCGAGGCGAGCGCCTATCGCGCCAATTTCAGCGAGCGCGAGCTGATGTTGCTGATGCCCGACTTCCTCGCCTGGGACACCGCCACCAATGCCAATGTGACCAGCTACGCCGCCGCGCGCGCCATGGGCCTGCGCGCGCTGATCGACGAGCAGACCGGCCCGCACAAGACCCTGTCGAACGTCGCCGTCTCGGGCGTGGTCGGCCTCACGCAGGACATCCACTGGGACATCGAGGACATGGCCAGCGATGCCGGCGTGCTCAACGCCGCGCAAGTCACCGCGCTGATCCGCTCGGACAGCGGCTTCCGCTTCTGGGGCAACCGCACTTGCGCCGACGATCTGCTGTTCGTGTTCGAGAGCACGGTGCGCGTGGCCCAGTTGCTGGCCGATACCGTGGCGCGCGGCATGGTCTGGGCGATGGACAAGGATCTCACGCCCTCGCTCGCGCGCGACATCGTCGAGACGGTCAACGGCTTCTTCCTCGATCTCAAGACTGCGGGCGTGATCCTGGGCGCGAAGGCCTGGTTCGACGAGACCGACAACCCCGTCGACAGCCTCAAGGCGGGTAAGCTGCGGATCGACTACGATTATGCGGTGCCCCCGCCGCTCGAAGACCTCGGCTTCAACCAGCGCATCACCGACAGCTACTTCGCCGATTTTGCCAGCCAGCTCTCGCAGGCGGGCTGAGGCCCGCGCTTCCTTCCCCCCGCCCATTCCTCCAGATTGCATAGGAACCCCCGATGGGATTGCCCCGCACGCTCCAGAACCTGATGTTGTTCAACGAAGGCCAGTCCTATGTGGGCGAGGTCAAGACGGTCACCCTGCCCACGCTCACCCGCAAGCTCGAAGAATACCGGGGCGGGGGCATGTCTGCCCCGGTCAAGCTCGACATGGGCATGGAGGCGCTGGAGATGAAATCCGTCTTCGGCGGCCCGGAACGCGCGATGCTGCGCCAGTTTGGCGTGGTGCGCGTCAACGGTGTCTACCTGCGGTTCGTCGGCTTCTACCAGCAGCAGGACACCGGTCAGAGCGACACGATCGAGATCGTCGTGCGCGGCCGCCATTCCGAGATCGAGATGGGCGATCAGGAACTCGGCTCGGCGGCCGATTTCACGGTCACCTCGGCGCTCGCCTACTACAAGCTCATCTGGAACGGCCGCACGGAAATCGAGATCGACCCGCTCAACATGGTCCAGATCGTCGATGGCGTGGACCTCATGGCGCAGCAGCGCAGCGCGCTCGGCCTGTTCTGATCCCCTTCTTGCCTGACAGGATACCCCGATGACCGATACCCCCCAGCTCCGCACCGTCACGCTCGACACCCCGATCCAGCGCGGCGAACAGACCATCGAGACCGTTCAGATCCGCAAGCCCAGGGCGGGCGAGTTGCGCGGGCTGGCGCTGGTCGATCTGGGCCAGCTCAAGGTCGATGCGCTCGGTGTGCTGCTGCCGCGCATCACGCTGCCCCCGCTCAGCCCGGCCGAGGTGGCCAACATGGACCCGGCGGACCTGCTCGCCTGCGGGGCCGAGATCGGCAGTTTTTTGTTGCAGAAAGCGCGGCGCACGGATGCCCTCGCACAGTAGACGATGCCATGGCCGACGTGGCGGTCGTCTTCCACTGGCCGCCCGCCGCCATGGAGGCGATGGCCCTGTCCGACCTGATGGGCTGGCGTGATCATGCCGCCCGTCGGTCTCGCTCCCCGGAAACCCGAACGAGACGCTGATGGCCGACCGTAACCTTCGCCTGCAAGTCATCCTCGAAGGGCTGGACAGGCTGACCAGCCCGCTCCGGACGATCACCGGCGCGTCTGCCGCCGCGCGTCAGGATCTGGCGCGCACGCACGAGCAGCTCAAGGCGCTCGATGCGCAGCAGCAGCAGGTGGGCCGCTACAAGGCCGCCGAGACCCGCTACGCGGATGACGCGCGCCAGTACGAGGCCTTGCAGGCAAGGCTCGCCGCCCTGCGCCAGCAATTGGACGCAACCGAGGCCCCCACGAAGAAGCTGCGGGCCGAGTTCGAGAAAGTCGAGCGCCAGACCGGCCAGACCGCGCAGAGGCTGGAGCAGGGCGGGGCCGCGCTGCAAAAGCTGTCCGCCGGGCTCAGCGCTGCCGGGATCGACGTGCTCGATCTTGCCCGGCACGAGGAACGCCTCGCCACCCAGACGCAGGAGGCGAACGCCACCTTGCGCCAGCAGACCGCCCAGCTCGACAAGGTCAACGCCGCCCGCCGCGCCTCGGAGAAGATGGGCGAGATCAGTTCGAAGGCGACCGGCATGGGCCTCTCGGCCATCGCTGCCGGCACGGCCACCGCCGCGCCGCTGGTGGTTGACGGCAAGCTGATCACCGGCGTCTCCGGTGGTGAATTCGGCGTGGTTGGCAAGATCGAAGCCTACAACCCCTCCAACGGCGAACTGCTG